TAATCCTCCCTATTAAGCAAAGTCTATGATGCCACGTACAAGAGCTTCAGGTCTAAGGACTTTTCTTCCAAAAACATGTAACCCTCTAACAACATCAGAGAATGATTCAGTTGAACGTACCACTTCAGTCTTTGCGATGTGAGACGCTGTAGCCGCAGCAGAAATATGTCCTGCCATAATAATATTCTCAGAAGCGTCTGTAGCGACACCTGATAATGTTACTTGGTCAGTACCTGCTGTACTATTTAATGCAGTAGACTTGTAGCAACTAAAGCCTGCAAGTGTACCCGGAGTTGCAAGTCCGTTTCTTAGGTTTGAAGAAGCATCGCCAGTTACCTGTACTTCTGCTATCTTGTTACCTGCTTGAAACATCTTCTCGTAGAAGATCGGAGGAGCAACAAACCATCTGTTCTCTTCTGGCACAGACTGATCATCAAGCACTCTAGCCATTAATAGCATGAGGTTGATACCTGCATCATCTGTCTCCACGTTGATTGGAGCAGACGCTGTACCTAAAGCTGAATTAGTAGTTGTTAATCCACCTGATAAACTTGCATCGTCAGCACCTGCAATACCTGCACCGTCTGACAAAGTTTGTAGTACGTTTGCATCGTATTTTCTCTTCAAAGAAAAAGCACCTGAAGAAGTTGCTAATGCTTCAAAGTTAACATGCGAATGTCTTTCCTCGATGTCATCGATTTTAAATGCAAATGCGTTAGCTTGGTCAACGGTCAATGTAATTTGATCGTCAGCCAAGTTTTGAGTATTTACCACAGAACCTCTTGTGTAACTGGATACAGTTATTGTTGGTTCTTTGATAATATTCACAGTGTCGCCAAAGTTTTCAATCTCTCCTGTGTAATCAGTATTCGTAATATCTTCTGCAACCGAAGCACGTCTGAAGAACTTGAGAACTTTTTGGCTAAATATCTGAGGAGCGAAATTACCAGAAGGTAAATTTCCGTATCCTGCAGCAGTTCCGAAAGCCATTTTCTCTCTCCCTATTTTTGAGGTTTTAGCTGTTCATATTAATTCGCCCTTCTTGCCGTGCTAGATCAATCTCGGCTTCCACCTTCTCGAACTCCCACGGTTTAAGTCTGGCGATGTCAGAACCTTTCCAAATCTTTTTAGTTGAATCTTTTGTTGCAACGTCTTTAGGCTGTTGCCTTATCACAGATGCTGCGGCATCAGATTCTTTAGACTTAGTAGGTTTCTTGTTAGAGATTCCCATCTCTGCTTTGTAAAGAGACACGACCTTACCTGCCCATTTTGCGTCAGTATTGTTTTTATAAATACCGTCACTTAATTGTGTAGGCTGTTCGTCAAGCCACCCTAAAAACTTTTCATTTGTTTTAAGATCATCAAAATCAGGATGTAGTCTAAGAAGTTCTTCAAAAGCTTTTTCTTTTTCTAAACTTTTCTCTCGCTGTTTAACTGATTCCAAGTCTTGTCTTAGTTTTGCAATCTTAGCTTCAGATTGTACACCTGCCACTGTTTCAACAACTTGAAATACATCAGGGTACTTTTCTTTGAACTCTTCAAGTTCTTCAAGTGTTTTAGGTGGTGTTGCACCTCTAGGTAACTCTTGAGTGTGTTGCTTGAATGTATCAAGCTCTCCCATGAGTTGTTCACGCTCACTTTTAAACTCGTTGAGTTTTGTGTCATAATGTTTTTTTAAGTCATCATAACGCTTTTTGTAATCGTGATCCTCTTGTTGCTTCGCTTCTGCAAAACTATTTTCAGAAGGTTTTGGTTTCTCTTGAGTAGCCACTTGTGTGGGGTCTTGAGTTTCTTCTGTTTTTTCTTCTTCATCTTTGTAAACATCTTCACGATATTTGCCACGATAAAGATTTTCGTTATTTGTTACTCCAAATGAATCGTTTGGTTTGTTGGCTCTTACGCCCTTTACTTGTGTTGCCATAGTTTTATACCTCATTAATGCAGTGCCACTGGCTGTGGGTAGCTGCTTCGGTTTGTCAGGGCCACTTATGTGGGTAGCTGACTAATTCTTATTGACTACGATAGTCATAAATAAATCCCTCTTTGCCACTAAGAGTTGCATCGCCCATTTCTTTAGGAGCAAACCCTGAAAGTATGCTAAGACCGGGAATAGCTTTTGTAACAAACGGTGTTCCCTTTGCTACAATATTATTTGCTAAATTGCGAACTACAAGTTTAGCAAAAAGTTTTGGATTGTTTTTATAACTTTCAATTTTTCTAATTGTAGCTTCATCTTTTTTTTCTGGAAAAACAGACATATGTAAAGTATTTACAAATCTTTGTGGGTCAATTTTTTCTTCTTTTACGAGTTTAGCAAACTGTTTTATTTCTTTTACGTGTTTAAATAATTGTTGTCTTTGTTCTTTTGTTAATCCCAATGATCCTCTTTTTTTAGGATCTTGTGGATTAAACAAGTCACTTCTCATCTCACCTAAATCTCTAGCAATCTCTGCTCTTTTTGAGCCTTTTAAATATTCATCAAGACTAACAGTTAAAGTTTTTTGAAGTTGTCCATACATTCTAGCATAAGCTTTGTTTGAAGAAAACCATGCACCTCGTAATCTTGCATTTTTCATATACTTTTTGTCAAATTCAGTATATTGTTCTGGAAACTTATCACCTCTATACAGAGTAATTTTTTTATTAGCAGTATCTTTATTTATAAAACCACCTTCGTTAGCTTGTCTAGCTTGTGGCTTTTCTTGATCACCTTGTTTTTGTCGTCTTGCAACTTCTTTTTTACCACGATTGTTTATTTTCTCTAAACGATCGTATCCTATGATCTTTGCTATTTGGGGAGGAACTACGACCTCACCTCGTGAAATCATTATATTAATTTGTTCCTTACTTGGTATTGTAGTCCTTTGTCCAGATTTGTCAATAGCTTGTCCTGCTTTTTCGTACGCTTTTGTTAACATTTCGCTAATATCATCTGATCCTGCGTATTCTACAGCAGGAGCATTTATAACAAAAGTACCATCTTTGACCTCTAGAGGTATGTCATCTGCGATGGTTGTTTGATCGCTGTAGTTTTCAGGAGGCCCACCAATAAATCCTGCAGGACCACCTTCTTGCATACCTTCACCAATCTGTCCACCAAATGCAGTATATCCTCCAGTAGCATCTCCTCCAACGCCACCTCCCGGACCACTATCTGAACCACTTCCTGCAGCCCCACTGCCACTACCACTACCACCATCATTACTGTTATCACCCGGACTTTCAACACTTACTGTGCCAAAACTTCCACTCGTTATACCTTGAGTAGCTTGACTAATACCTTGAACATCTGTTAAACCTTGTGCAGATATGCCGCCAAATTCATTTACGCCTATTCCCTGACTTAAAGCATTTTCAATATCTTGTTGAGCAGTGACATCGGTCTCAAGACCCATGCTATATGATCCACCTGTTGTTTCATTGTCTCTGAATTGCTTTCTACTTAAATAATCTAAAGTAAGTTTACTGTTTTTAGGCTTACCAAAAAAAGTAAGATTTTTACGTACTTTATTATTTAAAATATCTAGAAATTGGTTAAGTGGAATACCATATTTTGTTGCAGCTTTTTGAGCTTGTGCCATAGTTCCAGTTCTTGACGCACCATTTATACTGTGATGAAATCCACTGTTGTCATACCCTCCTACTGTCTGACCTCCGATGGTGTCAGTTCCCATAGCTAGAACTTCTCCTCTTTCTGTAATATTGTTATATCCGTTAGTAGTAAAACCTTTAGATAAAGCTTCTAACGCACTTTTTTGTTGTACTGAAAGATCTGAAGTTCCAGTCCATGTTTTACCCAAAGGGGCCCTACTTATTAATTGACCGTTTGTAGGATCATATCCCATAAAACCTATAGGACCTCTCTCTGCATATGGAACATCAAGATTTGCGTTTATAGCTGCATTTATAGCTGAAGCATTACTAAATTGTATTGACATGTTTAAATCGTGAGCCAATCCAAAAACAGGATGGCTAGGTCTAAAGCTAGGATTCCCTAAAGGATCATTAACAGTAACTCCGTTTACAAAACCCATCACACCTGACGTTAAAGGTGCAGGCATACCTATCATTCTTCCTGCAAATTTAACTGCACTTTGAGTTAATTTTTCTTTTGAAAATTGTTTTGCTAATCCCTTTTTTGCTTCATCTTTTGTTGTTGGAACAGAAGCTGTGTATATGTCTAGACCAAAAGCACTAAATGGATTTTTATCTCCTAAACCTGCTTGTGATAAAGATTGTCCATAAGTTCCAACATTAACAGATCCTAAAGTGTTTGCCGTACCTCCTATTCCAATTTGTTCTCCTGCTCCTAACCCTAATTCTCCTGTGTCTTGCACATCGTAACTAGAAGCAGATATAGAAGCAGGTTCATCGTCTCCACCCACTACATTTACGTCAATGTCCTCTTTTTTATCTTCTTCTTCTTTTTTTTCATCATCTTTAAATCTAAGTTCTATGCCAGTGCCTAAAGTATCGTCTAAGCTCTGTTCATAAAAATCAACATTTTCTTTAGCGTATTCTTCACGTGTCAACGTACCAGTACGTTTTCGTCTCTCTGGCAAAGGCTCAAAGAAAGAAAGACCGAAGTCTACACCAAAATCAAAAATGTCAGCCATTTTTATTTATTCTTTCGTGATTATTCTTCAACTCTAGGAGCATTTCCAGTAAAGCCAGTTTCCCCTGCAGTTGGCGTAGCTCCGACTCCGATTGTGCCGTTACCAGACCCTTGACTGTCAGTTCCTTCAGGTTGTTGAGGTACTCCACTAGGTTGACCCATTCCTTGCTGTTGATTAGTGGCGACAGCATCCTCGCCTGCTCCTTGTTGTACATTAGCCATCATTCCTTTTAACATTTCAGCGTATAGTTGTGCTTCGTTGGCATCGTTGACTAACGTATCAGGATCAATATCCTGTGCTATTGCAAGCTCTCTTATCAAGTTAGGTATCTTAATAAAAGGTGCAAGCATTGGGTTAGATACGGTTTGAAGCAAAGCAGTTAATCTTTGTGTAC